CGGATCCTGGATCCCCTTTCCCGCCTCGACGGCCTGGATCGTCTCTGCGGCCGTCAGGAACGCCTTCGGATCATCCGTCTGGGCCCCGATGGCCTTTCCGAGCAGGAGCCCCGCCTCGACGACCCCCAGGCCCTTCTTGCTCCTGGCCGCCTTGACGAGATCGGCGAGCGTCTTCACTGCACCCGCAGCCTTCGCCGAACGCATGTCCAGGCTCTGCATGTGCGTCACGTGCCCGATGAGATCCCCCCGCGAGGCCATCGCATTGCCGAGCGCACTGGTCATCTGGTCGAGGGTCCAGGTGGAGGGATCCCCCTCGACGGTCGCGTACTCCGCGATGAGCTTCCGGAGCGCCGCGACCGCGGCGTTAGCCGCTTCCAGCGCGCCGGAGATCACCTTCACGACCGGACCCCGCTCCTCCTTCTTGAGCGTCCCGTCCGTCTCGAGCTTCTCCATCACCTCGGGGTTGATCGAGAATGCCCGGTGACCGACGAACTTCCGCATCTCCGTCCCCCCCGCCGCCTTCGTGTGCTCGAACGTGGCTCCGTACATGCAGGGGTTGTCGACGAGCGAAACCTCCCGGATGATGGGGACGTAGCGCGTGAGCGCAGGGTTCTGCGGGTCGGGGTAACGCTCCTTGTAGTCCCCGCCGATGCTGACCCCGGTGTAGCAGCCCTCCTCGACGTTCACTTTTTCGAGCGGGTCGATCACCTGGATCGAGATCGGGAACTTCTTCGCGGCGTCGTCGCATCGGAGCTCGACGACCTTTCCCGCGACCTTCGGCGTGTGCATGACCCGGACGTTTCCGAGCGATTTCCCGCCGCTCGCCTTCCGGATCGATTCGCTCCATGCGAGGACCTCCGGAACGGTCTTCTGGTAGTCGAGGATCTCCCTGACCTTGTCGGGAGCCTCCTCGGCCATCGTCGCCTGCAGGATGCCCGTCGAGCTGTCGAACTTCTCGATGGGGATGAATCGAGTCCACGCCATCTTGTCCATTCCTTCTCCTCCGGCCTTTTGAGCCTTCCTGAGCCCCGCAGGGCCCGACGATTTGTCCTCGCTTCCAGGGGGTCCACCCGGCCCGTAGTTCTGGTGGGCCCAGTTGCAGAATCCCTCCGGGTTCGTCGACCAGGACGACACCCGGTTGACGCAGTCCCGGAACGTCTTCCCCCAGGGTCCGTAATGCCCATTCTTCCCGCGCTCGGGCATCGCCCCTCTCGCCTACTTGAGATCGAGCGTCGCCTCCGTGTCGAACCCCTCGCCGGCCGCGAACGTCCCGGAGATCACCCAGGCGAGCCGGACGTGCTTCGACGGAAGGTGCTTGTAGATGGCGACCCATTTCCCCGCCGCGATCATGCTCGAGGGACCGTTCACGTTCCGACTGTTCAGGAGTACCGGCTCCCCCGGGGCGCTAGCGTCCGTCTTGAGGATCTGATCGGCCGGGAGGTCGTACCAGATGGTCCCGTCGTCGTCGCTCCCCTGGAGGTAGGCATCCATCTTCGGGGTCGTGCCCGTCACGGTGATCTCTTCGAGCGAGAGAATCCCCATCGTCCCGGTCTGAACGGAGAAGCTCGCACCCACGGCCGTCGCGTTCTGCTTGCCGTCGAGGAGCACGATCCGCTTGAACGACATGCCTCAGTCCTCCTCCGGGATGAAGGCGATCGCCGCCCGCACGCACCGCGGATGCCCGGTCAGATTCGTTTGGTACTGCTCGACGGTCCAGACCTGCCCGTTCGCCTCCCGGTCCGTCTGGATGATCCCAACGACGCCATCGGGCGAGGGGGCGCCGTCGAGATGTCCCTGGGGGAGGCATCCGTCCCCATCGAGGATCTCGACGTGCGCGACCTCGGACTCCTTGTAGAACTCCGCCGCGGCATTCCCGTAGGCGTGCGCGGTCTCCGTCCGGGCGACCGTCTCCGCACGGCTGAACCCGAGCAGGTCCGTGAGGTCCGCCCGGAGACGCTGGGGCGACCATCCCTGCTCGACCGCGGCCGTCACCTTCGCGTTGATGTCCGCGCGCATCACGTCGTCGATTGCGAACCGGGCATCGGGATTTTCGACCAGCGTCCCGTCATCGAGTCTCCGCATCCCGACCATTTCCGCGGCCCGGTCCCGCGCGTATTGGATCGCGCGCTCCGGTGGGGTCCCGAGAACTCCGCCGATCGAAGCGGCGGCATCCTCAAGGCCGGCCGTCGTCGCCTCGAGGAGCGATGCCTCGATCTCCTCCACGATGCCCGAGAAATCCAGCGGGGGACCCTCTCCTCGCTGCTTCCGGACCGTCCCGGAAGTCGACCTGACGACGACCTCCGATTCGAACCCGAGCTGCTCCTGCGCCCAGGTGAGGATCCCCGGGAGAAGTCCACTGAGAGCCGCCTGGAGGACGGCCGTCAAGCGCTCCTGCGCGGCGAGCTGCCCCGCGGGCGATGGATCGGCCTTCGCGAGCGTCACGAGCCTCCTGGCCGCAGCCCGGAACAGGGCCCGGAGTGCCGGAAGCGATCGGTCCCGGGTGAGCCCGCGCTCGATCTCGAATCGGATGGATGCCGGGATGAGCCCGGAGCGGAACTTCCGGACGTTCCTGCCTTCGCGGGTACGCCGCTCCGCCATGCGGCTCCACTTCACTAGATCCCGAGCCGCGGCCTGCATCCGCATGGAAGGCCCCTTGGGGGCGCCCCCGGGGCCCGCCTGTGCCCCGAATTCCTCCTGGCTGGACCCATCCCGAGCCTGCCGAGGACCCTGGAGGGGCCCCGCAGGGCCCACCGAGGCAGCCTGTGCGGCCTTCTCCCGAGCCCGGCGCTTCTCCTCCCGCTCGGCGATCAGGTCTTCCACGAACACCACGGTTCCGACCGCCGTGACGATGACGGGGGTGTCGAGACCGACTGGCTTCTCCCCGACCTCCTGGAGCACGGAATCGAACGTCCGAAGGCCCCCATGCGCGTAGGCGATGTTCCGCTCGTACACGACCGTCGGATCCTCGATCTCGTCCCGGCCCCAGGCGAATTCGACCTCCGGGATCCCCCATGCCCGCTCGATCCACCGGTTGAGCACGTCCGCGATGAAGTTCGCAACCGGACGGATCCCGGACTCCAGCGTCGATTCCTCGAGCTGCCGCGAGGTTGCCCGGTTCATCATCTTGGCGATCGGGATCGGGGAGACCCCGAACGCCCAGCAGATCACCCGGTCGAGGTACTCCCGGAACTCGTATTTGAATTCCCTGGTCTTCGTGGGGATGTACTTGCCCCCTCCGGGCACGAACCGCATCCCACCGACCCGGCGGTCGTCGCGGCCCATCATCAGGTCGTCCCAGACCTTCTGGTACTCGCGCAGCCCCTTGGGCGTGATCCCCGCGGGCATCTCGTAGAGGCTGTCGGGGATGGTCCCGTGGGTGTAGTAGGAGAGGTCGTGGAGCGCCGCCCGGAGTGCGAGGTTGATCGTGATGACAACCCGCTCGGTGCACGACATGCCGAACGGCGCGTCGCTCCTGCGGTTCATGGGGAGATACCAGAGCTCGCGCATCCGGAAGGCCGTCTCCGGCAGGCCATTCACGACCTGCCAGTACGCGTCCTCCTCTCCGGTAGGCATCCGCCCACGGTCATCGACCAGCGGTCGGATGGTTGATCCATCCACGAGCTCCAAGCTCGCCGGGTCGCCCCGGAGGGTGAACCGGGGAAGCACGGATAGGGCGTCGGTCACGAGGATTTCGTCCACCGCGCGGTCCACCCACGCCCGGAAGTCCAGGTCGGCCGACGGATCCGGATACCGAAGGACGGCCCGGATCAGGGCTACCTCGTCGGCCAGCGTGTCCTTCGAGTCCTTGAAATCCTCCCGGACCCGGACCTGCCAGGACATCCCCCGGATCTGCCCCTTGATGTCCGCCATGCACGCCTGGACCGGCTCGAATCCGGAGAGGGCCCGGAGGTCGTCAAAGGCCGTGAGGTACTTCCCTCGCCACTGCCGGACGTTCGAGCTCAGGTTGTGGGAGATGTCCGCCCACAGGCTCCGGGGGAGAATCCCCCGGGGCAGGATCGGCTCCCGCGGCTTCACCGGGGCGAGGGGTCTACGCCCGCCGGCGATGGTCCGCAGGATGTCCGGGGCCGCGGACGCCGAGAGCAGTCTCCCGTCGGGCCCCAGGATCGTCGGCATCAGGTCCGCGACCGACGTTCTCTTCGTCGGCGTGACCTTCGTCGCCGCGTCTCTCACGCTCCTCCTCCTCGTACATCCGTGCCCGCTCTCCCTGCAGATAGGCGAGTTGCCCGGCGTGCCCGCCAAGTCCGGTCTGCTCGAGCCGGGCGTGGTTCCAGATCATGGCCGCCCAGGCGGCGTCGTCGTGCGATCCCTCCGGAGCCGCGTACCTCCACCTTCCGGACGGGAGCCGCTCGGCGTCGAGTGAGTCCAGCTCCTCGTCCAGGACCTCCCATCCGGCGTGGGCGATCTGCTTTTTCTCGACCGCGAGCTGGAACTGCGAGACCATGACCTCCTTGAATTCGTTCGTGAAGGTGACGCCCCGGACCGGCAGACCCTGCTCGCGCATGTAGTCGAGCACAACCTGCCCCCCCATGCCGGTCTCGTCCACCCACAGATCCGGATTCCCGTAGGGCTCGATGAGAGCCGCGGCACGCGCGACCGAGGCGGGCCATGCGATCTTCTGCCAGCGGTCGAAGAACACCATCTCCCCGCTCGCCACATCCCCGATGAGCAACGCGCAGTAGTCCCTGGCCTTGCCGAGGTCCATCGCCGCGAGATACTCCCGACCCGCCACGGGGTCCGGGCGGATCGGCCTCAGCAGGGCCGACCAGCCCGGAAACAGGTTCGCCGCCTCCTCGAAGAACTCGGCCTCGTAGAGCTCCCGATACTTCTGCAGCGGCAGCGTCCTGCGGGCGTCCTCGATCTCCTCGGGGGCGATGTGTGGATTCTGCCGCGTGCGGATCTTGTGAAAGGAGTGCGCGGGGGTGCCGCGCTGCGCCGCCTTGCACCGCTGATAGAACCAGTTCTTTTTCCCCCTCGCGTTCGCGACGATCTTCGCGGGGCCGCGGGTCACGGTGAGGGTCGAACGGATCGCCGGCCACGCTTCGCCACGCATCCGGCTCGCCTCGTCCACGACCACCGCGCGATAGCTCGGCCCGTAGAGCAGTTCCGGCTTCTCGGTCGTCTTGAACTCCATTACAGATCCGTTCGCGAGCGTGATCGTGAGGTCCGATTCGTTCGCCCGCCGGCGCCGCTCCGGGAGGAGCGCCGCGCAGAGACGGAAACCGATCAGTGCCTGCCGGTACGAGGGCGCGAACCAGCCGAACAGCTGCCGCGGGTGCTCCCACGCCAAGGCCACGATCCATACCGCGCAGCCCAGCGTCTTCCCGGACTTCGTTCCGGCCACGCAGACCGACCACCGATCGCCTCCGAGGATGAATCCGCCCTGCGTGTTCGGAACGCGCCTCGATCCCCACAGCCTCGGAAGGTCCAGGACCTCCCGGCGGGGGGTGTCCGAACCGTAGAGAATCCCAGGCGAACTCAAGGATCAATGCACCTGCTCCTGGTGTGAGACGATGTCGTCATCCCCGATCCGAGCGATCCACTCGACGTTCCGCACGGTCGCGTCGACCTCCTGGTGGACGCCATAGCCCCGGGATCGACCGCGCGTCTCCAGGACGTACCGGATGGCATCCCACGACCCTTGCCGAACGCGCTCGAACGCCTTCATCTCGGCGAGGTCGACGATGTTGTCCTTCGCGCAGGTCATTTCCTCCGCGAACGACTTGTCGAGCTGGGCATCCTTGTAGACCGCGGCGCGGGAGACGCCCGCCTGTTTCGCCGCGGCCGACACCGACGCATTCATCGCGAGCGCACCCAGGATCTTCCCGCGGGTCAGCGCGTCGAGCTTCCGGAGATCGTCGCGCACCCGGCGCTTGAGACGACAGTCGGGGCAGATCTGCTCGTCGGCACGCCGCGCCTTCGGACGTTCCCCCTTCTTCCGGATCACCTGAGGCCGAACTCCCATCCGCGTTTTCCGATCCATTCGAGCCGAAAAAAAGGGGACCCGCGGGCGTGGGTCCCACGGGTCCCCTCAATCTCGGTCTTCGAAGGCCGCCCGGCTAGCTAGGCCGGGCGGCGGCTTGGCCTATCGAGAATAGCCTATCGAGAACTCCTTCTGGCCGCATGCATCACGCAGCCTTCTTCCGTTCCACGGTTCCGCCGGTGAGCTTCCGCCAGCGTTCCACGATCACGTCGCAGTAGGCTGGATCGATTTCCATGAGGCGCGCGCTGCGCTCCAACCGCTGGCAGGCAACGAGGGTCGAGCCGCTCCCTGCGAATAGATCCAGGACGGTCTCGCCTTTGCGGCTCGAGTAGCAGATGGCCCTCTCGGCGAGCTCCACGGGTTTCTCCGTCAGGTGGATCATCTGCATGTGTGGGACCTTGGAGACCTCCCATACGTCGGGCACGTTCCTCGGTCCGAACCACCGATGCGCCGCGCCCTCCTTCCAGCCGTAGAAGCACAACTCGTGGGCACCCATGAAGTCCTTTCGGGTCAGGACCGGCTGATTCTTCACCCAGATGATCAGCAGCGAGAAGTAAAGCCCAGCCCCTTCGAGAGCGCCTGGATAGTTCTTGACGTTCGAGTAGCCTCCCCACAGGTAGAACGATCCACCAGGACGCAGCGCGGCTGCGATGTTCCCGAACCAGGAGCGAAGCCGAGCCCCGAACTCCTCCTCGGTCAGGAAATCGTTCTTGAGCGCCATGTCTTTGGGCCGCAGCTTCCGGCTCGTCGGCCGGACCTTGCTCGGCACGCGATGGAGGTCAAGGTTCTGATGGTGCTTCAGGTTCCCTCGTCGGCCAATCGGTCCACTGCCAGCCGCGAGCGCCGCGGCGATGGCGTTATTCGTCCGGGGTTCGACCGAGACGTTGTACGGGGGATCGGTGTTCACCAGATCGGCAACCTGACCGTCCATGAGCCGTGCCACGTGCTCGGCATCGCCGGCGTCACCGCAGAGTAGCCGATGGGGACCGAACAGGTACAGGTCCCCAGCCCGGGTTTCCGGTTTGTCCGGAGGCTCGGGAACCTCGTCGATGAGGCTGCCGGCCGAGGCGAGCTGCAACGCCGCGATGAGGGTGTCGATCTCCTTCTCGGCGAACCCGGTAACGAGAAGGTCCGCCTTTTCCTTCTGCAGTTCGTCAACGAGGCGCGCGAGCATGAGCTCGTCCCATGCGCCTTCGCCGATCCGGTTCAGCGCCAGGTTCAGGCGCTTCTCCGCAGTCTCGTCCAGATCCACCCACTCGACGGCCAGGCGCTCGATCCCGAGCTCCGATGCGGCCCGGACGCGCTGGTGCCCGCCGACGATCCGATTGCTCCTCCGGTTGACAACGACGGTGCCCTTCGCACCGAACTCCTGGATGGACTGCTTGAGGGCCGCGAACTCGGCCTCTGGCAGGCTCCTGGGGTTGCCCTTCCAGAACATCCCCAGGAGTTGACTGACCGGGAGAGTGTCAACCTTGAGGGACCGATCGTTGGAGCGAACCGTCCGTCCCATCGCCATGACTCTGAGGGTAGTCCCCGAAGTATCCCAGGTCAAGAGCGGCGATTCCCACAACCCCCATACCCCCCCGAAGACCTCCCTTCCCCTCCCCCCCTATGATCCCCCCCGGGTTCCCTCCGTCGATCGGCCAGAAGGAAGAAGGCCCGGAAGCTGGAGGAGATCAGCTCCGGGCCCGGGTGGTGGGATCATGCCCTCAGCGGGCGGTGGGATCGTGTGGTGGGACTTGTTCCAAGTTCAAAGCCAGGGGTCTCCACCCCTCGGCCGTGAACTCGAACAGCCGGATGATGTGCGGCTTGCCCCGGGTGTAGTTCCCCGCGGCGAACAGAATCGCCCGGCGATAGGGCGAGAGCGCCCATTCCCGGATCGTGTCGTTCACCCGCTTTTGCCGGTTGGAGATATTGCTGAGGGTCGTCGCCTGGATGCCGACCACGCCGCAGCCCTCGTCCGGGTGGAAAGCCAGCAGGTCAAAGAACCCGAATCCGTCGCGCTTGATGAAGGTCTTGGGGATGACCATCTCCCAATCCGCCACGCGGTAGCCGAGGTCACGGTAGAACTTGGCGGCGCGGGCTTTGGGGCTCATGGGAACTCCTCCCACGTTCGGCCGTCCAGGATGCGTCCACCCGCCTTCGGGCTCCTGCCGCCCCACTGCTTGAAGAAGAACGGCACGCCCGCTGCCTGACACTGATCCCGGATCGACCGTACCCAGTCGGGGTGCATCGGCCTCGCGCCGGGGCCGGACTCCCCTCCGACGATCACCCAGTCAATCTTATCCATCAGGTCTCGGAGGGCGACGGGTCCGAGTAGCGGTTCCACGCTCAGGAATCGGACCGCAGCCGGGGTCGCCAGGAGATCCGGGATGCGCTCCTCAGCACGTTGCTGGTCCTCGACTGAGACGCCCAGCCACACGTTCCGCGCCGGCGCGTCATCGAACCACAGGGTTTGCAGAGCCAGGACGTACGCTTCGTCTCCTTCGGAATACCGCTCAAGCCAGGAAAAGAACTGTCGCATCCTCACGGCCCGTTTTGTCAGGATCTGGTAGGTGTGGGCTGGCGGTGGCTTGTAATCGCATTCCCCAGTCATCGTGTGGAACACGGAGGCGATGAACTCAAAACTCACCTGCTCATGGAACAGGTCCGCCATCGAGCAGGTGAAAACTCGGCGTGGATTCTTCCAGCGCAGAGGTTGCATGAGACGTTCCGGCCGCTCACGAACCTCCGTGAACTCCTGGCCCCATCGCTCCGTGATCCTCTCCGCGTAGCAGTTCTTGCACCCCGGCGAGACCTTCGTACAGCCGGAGACCGGGTTCCACGTCGCGTCCGTCCATTCGATCTTCGAGATCGCCCCCATCTCACTCGTCCAGTTTCCGCAGGGCGGCGGCGCGTTCCTCACAATAAGCCCGCACATCCTCGACCGTCCAGAGCGGACGAACCCTGTTCACACCTGCCGCAGCCAATATGTCACGAGCACTTTCCCACGCCTTCGCCTCCTCGTCGGCGCGGATGAGGGCCTTGCTATCCTTGCTTCGTGGTGCCCAAGGGAGCGAGACCCATTCAAAGTCGTCCACGAATGAGAGGTACGCTACTGATTTCGGTTCACTCACGGTCGGCCTCCTTCCGCCTGCGGATGCACTCGATCCACGCGATAGCGACCGCAGCGACTTGAACGAGTTCTCGTTCGAGGTTCGGGCTTGGCCTTGCATCGGGAGGGACTGAAGATTCGACTACGACTTGGGCCGCCTCCCCGAACTCCTCGGCCAGGACCGCCAGCCAGGCTAGGTCGGAATGGTTCTGGACGCCCCACTTCTCGTCCTGCTGTAGACGCTCATGCATCACCGATGCCAAGACCGGCCGTTGGGACACTCTACTTCTCCTTCCTCCGCATCTCCCGTACCGCCTCCTCCACGCGGCTGGCGAGATGCGCTCCGCCTGGAGCATCGCACGTCTGGTCTGGGTACTTCTGATCGTGCAGCGGACACGCCCCATGCAGCGCCGCGATCAGGTCAGCCACGGTTTCAGCCACGGCGCTTCTCCTTGCCCCAAATCCTGTCCATCGCGGCGGGGGCGTGCTCGATACGGAGGGAGTCCCACCAACGACCCGCAGGTTTGACACTTGGACGTAGCCTCAAAGGAAGCCCTGGAATTTGCTGGTAACAGAATGGCCCTGCATGTGCGCCAGGCAAAAGGCCCATAGGGCATCTGCCATAAGGCCTAAAGCGTAAACAATGCCGATAAATAGATATAGCCTCTAATGGCAACTCCTTCGGCCTCGGCACCCGCTCACGGATGTACCTCAGCATCGGCAGCGCGGCTCTAGGCACCGGAGGCAGCCGTTTATTCATAGCCGCCCCATCCTTTCTCGCGGCCATCATGCTCCCACTCACGAAGCCAGACCTCATAAACTCCAGGGCCGATGTGCTTCGAGACGATTCGATAGCCCTTTCCGTTGTAGAAAGTTGGCTGCGCGGTTTCAAGAAGCAGAACACGAAGATCCGCTGTCGTCATCGTACTCACCTGGCCTGGTATGGGCAGCGCGGCGCGGGGGACGGGGGGGGGCTTGCTAGGCACTACCAGTCCTTCCCTTGTCTCGTTTCCGACCGCAAATCACTAGGGGCAAGCGCTACAATTCGGAGCATCCAGGATAGGCCAGCCAGTAGACCGCGCTCCCAGACAGAAAGCGGCCGATGGATGGCCTCGTCAACGAGTACAGCAAACTGCTCACGGATTTCCTTTACGGAGCGAAGAGTAGAGTCTGCCATTCTCTGTTTACCTCTTGATCATGGTCGCGGGAACAGGATTTGAACCTACGTCGTCTCGCCCCCAAAGCGAGTGCCTCGCCTCTCGGCCATCCTGCGAAAGTGGTAGCGGGGGCAGGAATCGAACCTGCGTCTCTCGGTGATCTGCCGAGCGCCGTTCCATTGGGCTACCCCGCGAAACTGGAGCCGGGGAGGGCCGTCGAACATCACCTGGAAATCGACGGCTGGAACGGATGCTCTCGTCGAGGACTTGGACAATCCGCGTGGCCTTAGTCCTACGCCAGGTTTCCATCTCCTCCCCGGCAAATTGGATTCCTTTCAATAGCACTCGGCCTCATGAGGAGATCCAGGATGTTCGCCAGCGCCATCACAGCAAGGACAGCAACCTTCGCATGTCGTTTCTGCAAGTGGCGGCTCTGGACCCATGCAGCGATTGTCCGGATTGTGGCCGCTCCCTTGACACACAGAACAAGTCATATCTGTTGCTCCCTGGCAGAATGTGCCAGCGGGCCGGATTCCCCACCCGGCTCCTCGGCAGTACGATAGGCAGATCCTGCTCCCGTACCTCTGACGGAGTGGCTGTCTATGCAGTCCCCGCGTGTACGACCCAACCCAGCGCTGCCGCGCCGCCGCTGGCAAAAAGAGCCCCCTGACCGAGTTCGACATCGGCTCCCGTCAATATATCGGCTCTCGCCGCATCAGGTTCCGATTGCACGGGCTCCTCGGTTTCCGTAGGGCGCGTCCTTCCGCGCCGCAGGGGGCATAAACCTATGATTCCGCCCCGGGCCTGTATGAGCCGACAATCCCAAAGGCCGGCCCGGGGCTCCGCATAGGTTCCGGGACTCTCTCACCCCCTTCCTTCCCATTCCGATCAGCGAGTCCGCCCGGAAATTCCCGACTCCTCGAAGATGCGCACGCCGGGAACCTCGCGGATCCCCTGATCGATGTCCTTCTGCAGAGACCTGCCGTCGAGCGCAAGGTACTTCCTCGGGATCTCGTCCAGGTTCTCGACCGCGTAGGTCCACCGTTTCCTGACGGACACAGTTCCAGACCCGGTATAGATCGTCTTCTGAGGTTCCTCCGGGATCGGGGCGCGAGCCTCGATGCGCGACGCCGCAGCCTCACCGGCGAGTTCGATCTGTTCGGCGCTCCTGCCCGAGGCGGAGGCCTTCTCTTCCGCCCGTGCGCGCGCGGCCTGAGCTTTCGCCGCCACCTCCGCCTCGTCCTTTTTCCGCTTCGCCTCCTTCCCATCGAACCACCGAGTCATCCGTTCCTCCAGCCTCCCGGATGAGGCTTCGACCTGCGTCCGGATCGGACGGAAGCACCCGTCGACCATCCTGGACGCCGTCTCGAACGGCCCCTTGATCTCCTTCCGATCGGCCTCGATCCCAGCGTGTGCCCGCCTGAGCTCGAGCGTGAGGGATCCGGCGAGCTCGAAATCTTCCTGGGTGAGTACGCGGATCGCATCCGAGCGTCGGCAGACGTCGGCGACGAGCTGGGCCCACTTTAGAACCCGAGCATCCTCAGCGGTGATTGGCTGGAGCCTTTGGAGCTCCCCCTCCCCCGTCTCTTCGGACAGTATCCTCGGTCGCTGAATCGGTTGCATGCGTTCCTCCTTCTCCTCCCCTCAGGGGAGGAAGAACCTTGTCCAGGTGGGCTTCGACTTCCGAAAGAGTTCTTCTGGTGTAGGTCGGATCCTCCGAAGTGTGTCTGGTCTCCTCCTCGAGGAGCATCCTGCGAACCGAGACCCGTCGTTTCTCCCGGTACTCTGGAGTCTCCGGGGCTGCACGGCTCGTGGCAGCCGCGATCCGACCTATCTCTGCTCCCAGAAGGATCAGTCGCGGCCGGAGCACGTTTCCGGTGTGCTTCCAGAGATTGAGGATTGCCCGGCCTTCCTCCAGGCGGGCGTAACTCCGGAACCTCTCCAGATCGGCCCCGGTTCGAAGGATCAGATCGAGGTGGTCGAACCTGGTTGACCGATCATTCGCTCCCATGTGGTGGGGCGAGGAAGCACACCCGATGATCGCCATCAGCATATCCTCGTCCGTGTAGCCCTCCCTGCGACGAGCGTGGTACTTCGAGAGCCGCTTGGACTCCATCTGGAGAGCGCGTGGATAGCCCATCATGTCGCGCCAGAAACGGAAGACCAGCGGATACCCACCGGCGGGGGGGAGGGGGGGGTTAACTCCTGATCCAGGATCCTGATCCGGATCCGGATCCGGATCTGAACCATCCTTAATGCCATGCGCCGCGATGCGCGGCGCTGCGCCGCCCTGCGCCGCGGTGCGCGGCGCTGCGCCGCCCTGCGCCGCGGTGCGCGGCGCTGCGCCGCGGTGCGCGGCGCTGCCCATATCTGAATCTTCAATAATGCCAATGTCCGGCGCGGCGGTGCGCGGCGCTGATCCGCCCTGTTCTCCTGCTGGCGCGGGGAATTGCCCGACGCGCCCTCGGGTCCTCTGATATTTCCCCCAGGTCGGGAATGCACCGAACCTCTCCCCCGAGACCGTGTAGAGCTGGATGATCCCCTCGCGCTCGAGCTCGGCGAGGAGCGACACCATCTGCTCCTGGGGAAACTTCCCCTGGCGGCGCGGGTAACACGCGGCGATCGCGAGTTCGGGGTCGGCCTCGAATCTCCCGTTGCAGTCGGCGGCACTCACGAGCCTCCAAAAGAGCCGCTCGCCGGCATCCGAGAGGGCATCGAGAGACCTGGACCGCCGAGCCTTCTCGTGGATCAGACGCTTCGCCATTCCCTCTCCTTTGGGTTCGGTGAATGTCGGCGTGCCGACAGCGTTCATGGATCAGATCATTTCTGAGGAGAACGATTTCTCTTTCGGCCCGGCCGTTTCGCCTTTCGGAACCAGCGGGTCGAGTGACACCGCGGACAGCTTTTCGGAGCCTCCGGGAATACCGGAGTCCATCGGTGTTCGCAGGCGAGGCAGGTGAGAATTGGGAGTTCAATCCGGTCGCCCGGGGATGGAGCGGCAATAGCCCTCGGCATCGCTGGCCTCCTGTAAGGCGAAAATATATCTTGACACGCGCCGGGTGTCAAGGTATTTGTTTAGAGAAAAACAAGGGCCCCCGAGGGGGGGCCCTGAAGGAGGAACGTCATGCAAGACGAGAAGGTAGCAGGTTCATCTGGTTTTGTCAACACCGATCCCGATCCAGAGGCCGAGATCTTCCGACCGGAAATCATCCAGGAGGAGCGAGCCATCCTGAAGCGACGGATCGCGGCGCCGCCGACGCTCTTTCAGCTGGCACTGCGCGGCGCCAACGACCCGGAAGAGATTGCCAGGCGGCTCGAAACTTTCCTCGAATCATTCGACAAGGTCTGGCTGCGGCGCATCCAGCCCGAGTGGATGGTCGAGTTCGAGGGCATGGAAGGCGAGAGGGTCTACCGGCCGACGTTCGCGGCGGCGCTCCAGGCAGCGAAGGTCTATGGGATCTCGGTGGAGTCGTTCCGGCCAATGCACGATCATGGCGTCCACCGGGGAAACCCGAACCCGCTCCGGACGGTGCTCGATTCCGGAGCCGTGATGTACGAGCTCTGGGCGACCGGTTTCGTGGGAATCACGGGGGAGGAGATCCCGCCCGTCCGCGCGGCGCGGCATTCGAACGAGAAGTTCATCGGCCGGGCGACGAAGAAGCGCGACCGGATCGTCGATGGAGAAACCGTCGAGGGCGAGCGCGTCGATCCGGACGCCGCGGAGATGGACCTGGTCTCGAGCGTCATCACGCTCGCGATGAAGAAGGTCTACCTGATCGGGGCAGGCAAGATCCTCATCACCCGCAGCCAACTCGAATCGATGCTCGCCCCGGAGCAGAGGGAGAGCTGGTTCCGGCGGGTCCGGAAGGGAGCCGGCCACGGGAAGGCCCAGGACCGGGAGGAGGGTCGTTCGACCGATGCGGACCAGCCGGCGACGGAACCGATGGCCAAGCGCACCTGGGCCCTGTTCATCGAATGGGGCACGGCGCACAAGGTCGGGGAAGCCCGGACGAAGGCGTACCTGCGGGAGTGCCTCAAGGAGCTGGGCGTCGAAAACCTGACCGAGAAGGAAGTCGACATCGATGGCAAGAAGAAGAAGCTCCCAGGCCTGAGCCGAGCTCAGATGCGCACGCTCTGGGCTCGCGTCGAGTCCGAGACGAAGGCCGCGAAGGAAGGGCATCCCGTCGCCGGCGTCGCGGAAGGGAAGGTCGCCAGTGTCGCATCCTGAACGGGAGCCGGAGGCAGTCCGTATCCTCCGCGAGCTCTCCGAATGGATGTACGAGCACAGGACTCCCGATCCAGAGGATCGGAGACCCGATCACGGCGTCACGGTCTCCTGCGGGGGGGAATTCCTCCTCTGTCAGACCTGCGACGAGACCTGGCCGAAGGAAGGATTGGAGAAGGTTCTCCGAAGACTCCGGAAGGGAGGGGTCGCGAATGCCTCAACTTGAGCCCGACATCGAGGTCACCTCTCAGCACCCGCGGACGGAGCGGATCGTATTTCGGAAGCATCTGCTGCTCAGCATCTGGCCCGATGGGTCCCAGGAAGCGTGCTACCACCGGGCACTCCCTGCCGGGACCGTCATCTGGATCTGGCCCCCGAGGCCGAAGGAGAGTCCCGATGCGGGAACCCAGGAACACTGACCTCGCCGGCCTCCACCGATCGATCTGGCGGGACATCCAGCACGACATCGACTCCGATGTCTACATCCCCAGGAATCCCATCGCCTCCGGCCTCCACATCCCCTGTCCTCGGAAGCTCTACCACGACGTCGTGGACGCCGCAATCCGGCCGAAGTTCGAGGTCCAGGAGAAGTTCCGGGCGAACCGCGGCAAGAGCCGGGAACGATGGTGGACGTCGTATCTGACGGAGCTCGGGGGCCGGGCGCGGCCTCGGTTCGAGTTCGTGGCCGCGCAGGAGCGGGTCACGATCCCGGATCGGCGGGGAAGGATCATCCTCTCGGGGAAGATCGATGGACGGATCGTGTTCGGCCAGCGCCGGAGGCGCGAGATCCCGGTCGAGTTCAAGGCCCCACACGACGGGACCTGGGAGAGCATCGAGACGCTCGCCGATCTCTCCCGCATGCCGTGGAGGCAGGGCGACGTGTGGCAGATGTGCGCGTACCTCTACGGGCTCTCCCGCGAGGGGAAGGACTATCCCCTGGGAGCGCTCATCTACGACGGCCCGGGGTTCCCCAAGATCCTCGAGGTAGAGCTCGAGCGGCACCTGGAGGGAATGGAGCGCTGGCTCGCGATGTCGGAGGCCGCGATGGACGCGATCGAGAAGCGAGAGCCGCCGCAAGGAGTCGATTCCGCGCCCGCCTGCACGATGTGCTGGGCCCGGGACCGCGTGTGCTTTCCGAAGCTCCAGCACCCGCCGCATGAGGTGATCACCGGGGAGGAGGAGGAACGCAACGTCGCGCGGCTCGTGGAACTCCGCGAAGTCGGCGAGGAATACCAGCGTCTCCAGGAGTGGGCGAAGGAGAGATTCCGGGGGGTCCGGGAGGCTCTCTGCGGGCCGCATCTGATCCGGGGAAGCTACTCCCCGCTCACGAGATACATGGTTCCGGACCGGATCCGGGATCGATTTCGAGTCGTGGACCAGGAGGGACAGTTCAGGTTGCAGATCGAGAAACTCTAAACAGGGACCCACACGGGGCAGGAGGCATGCCATGCAACGGAAGGGTCAGACTTTGCTTCGCGCGTTGATCAAGCCCAAGAATCTCATCCGGGTGGCGATTCCCATCCGGGGCACGGCGCCGTTCGTGCAGCATCGGTTCGGCGCGAAGGCGCAGGAGTTGATGCGGAAGAAGCAGGAGGAGGGAGAGGCGGCGAAGTCGAAAAGGGATCGAGCTCCGAAGGATTTCGAGGCCCTGTACCAGGACGCCATGTATCGGACGAAGGACGGGTGGCGCGGGATGCCTTGTTCGGCATTCCGGAACGCCATGATCTCCGCGTGCCGGATCTGCAGCGTCGTGATGACCAGGGCGAAACTCGCGATCTTCGTCGATGCCGACGGATACGATGAAGTGGAAGGAACACCACTCGTCCGGATCACGAAGGGCGAACCGCATATGCACATCGCGCCGGTGAGGAACGACGACGGGAGCGCCGATCTGCGTGCCCGCGGCATGTGGGATCCGGGCTGGGAGGCCGTCCCAAGGATCGTCTTTGATGGGGACATGTTCAGGTTCGATGACATTGCAAACCTTCTGGATCGGGTCGGCCATCAGGTAGGTATCGCAGAGGGCCGGCACGACTCTCCGAACAGCGCGGGGATGGGCTGGGGAACCTTCGAGATTCTCATGGACGAGGCGGCAGGGAAGAAGGCCGTGAATGAGTAAGGCTGCAATTTCCACCCGCCTTCGGATCGAGATTGAGACCAACCCCGGGACTCCGGCTCCGCTTCGGAGGATGCGGCCCGCGCAGGTTTACTCGGAACTCGAAAGGATCCGATCCGAGTCCGGCGGCGGCGTCCTGGAGGAGCGGGCGGTCTGGCTTGCCTCGCGGAAGAAAACGGATCTTCTCTATTCCTGCTTCACTTGGGATGATCGGCAAGCCGCGGCGCAATGGCGAGATCAGGAAGCGCGGTGCATCGTGGAGGCCGTGGTGTTCGTGGATGCGAACGAAGGAACTTCCGTCCGGGCATGGTCGCACGTCACGATCAAGGATCGAAGCGGCTACATCCTGACGACGGAGGCCGTGGCCGAGCCGGAGCTGAAGTCGCAGGTCATGCAGGAGATCCTCCGGTATCTCGCGGGCGCGAAGTCGAGGCTGCAGAGATTCCAGGGATTCGCGCGCGAGGTCTCGGCGGTGGATCGGGTGATCCGGATCGTCGCCAGGCGCGCGAAAAAACAGACGGACCCAGAAGGTCCCGCGACTTGACGGGTTCGTCAGGGCATGGCGTGGCGTGTCTGGGCAGGCCCGGCGCGGAGAGGAGAGGATGGCGCGACGCGGCCAGGCCTGGCATGGCAGGCGCGGCTGGGCCGGACGTGGCCAAGTGAGGCATGGCACGGTAGGCGGGGCGGGGCTTGGCAGGCGAGGCAAGGCCCGGCGATGCGCGGCGAGGCTGGGCATGGCGTGGCAGGCGGGGTGGGCATCGAGCCCTGGCCTGCGAGGAGGATAGATGCCGAAATCGGGACAGGGGGAGCTCTTCTGCATGGAGGCGGAAGGAGTGGAGAGCTTCCCCGTCCCGACCTCCCCGCTCGCGCGCCGGGATCATCCGGCGACCTCGCACGAATCCGCGGCGGCGCTCCGAGGCTCCTGGGAGCTCGGTCGCCTCCAGGCGGAGGCCCTCCAGATGGTCCGGGAGCATCCCGGATCGACCACCCACGAGCTCGCCGCATTCTGCGGGCTCCACGACGAACGGATCCTCGGTCGGCGTCTCTCGGAACTCGGCGCCCCCGGCGTGGGCCTGGTAGTCGTGAACGGATCCAGGATCGATCCCATGACGGGGCGCCGCTGCCAGACCTGGGCCCCGGCCCGTGGGGGACCCTCCGGCCCGTAGACCCCCCTGGGTGTCCCCCCGCGCCTGGTTCGACATGGGGCCGGTGGCAGGATACCTCGTAAACCATAGCAAACTTTAGAGATAGAGTCCTTGACTTCCGTGGTACATGGGGGTACATTGTCCCACAGAAGGAGGACGGAACATGGAAACCAGGATGCAGTATTTCGGATACGCGCTCAAGGCCGGAAGGTTGGAGCTGCTTCTCGTGACCAGGACCGGCGGGCGGCAGACCGGACAGGAGTGGACCGGAGAGCGGTTCCCGAAGGTCGACGACGCATACGAGGGGACCGGCCGGAGGAACCTGGCCATCGAGCGCTTCCGTCGGGATCGGTTCGATGGGATGCGCCATCGGTCCGGGTGGTGCGTCCCTGGTATCGACCTCCACGATCGGTGCGTGGACGCGTCCTGCGACTGCGTCTGTCACGACGGAAGTAGGTGAGCCCGGGGGCGGCCCCCGCCCCCGTAAACCACATCCCCGGGTGGCAACACCCGGTCTGTAGAAGGAGGTTGAACGATGACCACCTACACGCTGCGGTACGAGACCAGGTGCAACGATTGTGAGCGAGTCTGGAAGAGCGACGGCACGATTGAGGTCTGTTACTACTGTGACGGCAACAACTTGACGCACACTAAGCTGCCGAAGAACGGGAAGGAGAAACCATGACCCTTTCGACCTTGAACCTACCGCTCTCCGACAAACTGGAAACCAGCCCGGCGATTCTCCAGGCGATCCGCGAACTCGTCGGCGAGGACGAGGCGGCGATAATCCGGGAGTGGCAGGACCCCACGGACGACGCGGCGATAATCCGCCGCGCCCGCGAGATCGAACCGGACGAGCCGCTCTACTGGGGAGCCTCGGGACGGGTCGCGTAGGCAGCCGAAACTGGCCGGTAGGCCCGAAGGAGGACGGAACATGGCAAGCCGAAAGGATCGGATGGACTACGAGGTGACCCGGACCCGGAACGACATGGCGGAGACCGTGAGGACCCTGCAGGCCCGGATCGACTCATTGCGGGACACGCTGCACCGCGAGAGCGTTCGCTGCTCCGAGCTGATCGCGTCGATGCAGCAGGGTGGTGACGAGTGGTGGGCAGGATTCCTGAAGGAACTGACCACCGGGGTTCCCTCGCTCGGGATCATCCAGGGCCAGGGAGCGGACGTCGATCGGCTCTGCATCCTGCTGAACGAGCGGTTCCACACCGCGCAGACGGTGAGTCGGATCACCCGTGAGGAGTCGTAACCGAGCGGGCCACGCCCGCGGGAGGTGAACGTGATCAATGAACAACCGGCCGATGTCGGCATGCCGACCGAGAAGAAACCGCAGGTCCCGGCAGGGTTCCAGACCCTGATGGCCCTCGCGGCCGACGCCCCGAAGATCGAGGAGAGGTTCCAGGCGGCCGTCGCCGCCGAGCAGATGGCCCGGGTGCTCGGACGGGACGACCTCTGGAGGAAGGCAAACATCCGGGCCTGTCTGAATGCCCTCGGCGCTCCGGAATACGCCGAGCGGCGGAGGGAGGATCTCATGGCGCTCAAGAAACTCAAGGACCGGAAGGGGAAGGAGAAGGCGGCGAGGCCGCCGCGCACGAAGGCGGAGCGGCCTCCGCTGGCGGAGCGGAAGCCGCGGACTCCCGGAACCCCGGACCCCCGGATCCCGGGTGTCGGCTCGACCCTGCACGCGAGCTACAGGGGGAAGGACTACACGGCGAAGGTCGTCGCGGACGGGATCGAGTACCACGGCAAGGTCTACGGGACGCTCTCGGCCGCCGGCCGGGTGATCACGGGCACGAAGACGCTGAACGGGTTCCTGTTCTTCGGCCTCAACCCGAAGAAGGCCCCCGCGAAGCCGGCGACCGCCAGCTGACGGGAGGGACTGCCGGGGCCCCGCCAGAGGGCCCCGGCGCATCCCGGGGTGGCCCCCAGCGCCCCGGAAAGAGGGAGGGACGATGAGGACTTGGATCGACAGACTTAAGGCCGCCAGGGGGGTTTCTACGCCCCTCCTGGCGGTGGAAACCGTGGACCCCGGGGCGACGGCGCGGGCCATCGGGGAGGCCTCGGAGGCCCCGGTCGTGTGGTGGGACTGCGCCGCGGGACCCCGTCCGGTGAACGACGCGGGCAGGGAGGTCTGCTCGCAGACGTGGTCGGACCCGTATCAGGCCCTGAACCTGGTCGAGGTTCTGAAGGCGGCCGAGCGCATGCCAGTGCGGGCGATGCTGCTCATCGCGAACGCCCACCGGTTCCTCGACGAGACCGCGGTTCTCCAGGCGGTGGGGAATCTCCGGGACCCGTTCCGGAACGGGCGGAGCCTGATCCTCCTGGTGGTCCCGGGCGCGCGCCTTCCCCAGGAGCTCGCGCAGGACGTCCTGGTCCTCGAGCGACCCCTGCCAGGGGCGGAGGAACTCCGGCCGATCGTGGACGAGATCGTGAATGCGGCGGCGGAGCAGATCCAGGGCTTCAAGCCCCCCCCGGAGAAGGCTCGGGCGCGTGCCGCGGAGGCCCTGGTGGGCCTCGGGGAGTTCGCCGCGGAGAGCGCGCTCTCGCTCTCGATCAACGACGGAGGCCTTGCCCCGGAGAATCTCTGGGCGAGGAAGCGGGGGATGATCAACCAGACCCCAGGCCTCACGCTGGTCCCGGCCGGCGCGGAGACATTCTCCGGGATGGGTGGCCTCCAGGCGATCCGGGAGTTCGGGAGCCGACTTTTCCAGTCCGAGAACCCCCCGCGCCTGATCGTGTGGGTCGACGAGCTGGAGAAGGCCATCGCGGGCGCCGGCGGGGGAGGCCTCGGGGACTCGAGCGGGACGTCCCAGGATCAGCTTGGGGTGCTCCTCCGCTACCAGGAGGAGAACGGCTGGTCCGGGATTCTCCTCGTCGGGCCCCCTGGGTCGGGGAAGAGCATGGTCGCGAAGGCCCTCGGGGCGACCCACGCGACGCCGACCCTGCTCCTGGACCTCGGGGCCATGAAGGGTTCCCTCGTCGGCCAGTCCGAGCAGAGGATCCGCGCGGCGATGCGGGTGATCCAGGCTCTGGCGGGTTCCGAGGCGCTCTTCGTTGCGACCTGCAACCGGCTCGAGGCGATCCCCCCGGAGCTCCGCCGCCGCTACCGGTACGGGATCTGGTTCACGGACCTCCCGGACGCCGACGAGCGTGAGGCGATCTGGAAGATCCACCTGGAGGCTGCTGGCATCGGGCCGGCCGAATTGAGGCCTGGGGACCCAATCTGGACCGGGGCCGAGATCCGGAACTGCTGTGAGCTGGCGAAGCGCCTGGACATCTCGCCACAGGAGGCCGCGGCGTACATCGTGCCCGTGTCGCAGTCGGATCCGGAGGGGATCGAGCGCCTGCGGAAGGCCGCGGACGGGCGGTTCCTATCCGCTTCCCGGACGGGGCCCTACCGGGCCCAGGCCGGCGCGCAGGGGGCTCGCGGGGCCCGGAGGTTCGGCGATGCCGTGTGACAGCCGGATCTCGATTCCTCTGGAGCTCGATGGTGCCCGCCTCGAGGTCCTGGTGGAGGCGATGCGGCGCCTGGGGTTCCAGCGCAGCGGAGAGCAGATGACCTGGTACAAGGGCGGGACGCTCACCGTTGCCGCCATCGCCGGGCACCTGACGGTCGTGACTCGGAGCCTGCAGGAGGCCGAGGCGTTGAAGGCGCAGATCCGTCGGGAGACGTCGAAGGTCATCGTCGAGCAGGCCGCGCGGAAGCAGGGCTGGGCCCTGAAGTGGACTGCGGAGAACCGGGCGGAGGTCGCCCGGCAGACCTACGGGGGGAGGTAGCCGATGGACAAGCTCGCGATCACGATCCTCGAGGATGGCACCATCAAGGTCGACGTCGACCGGGTGTCGATGCCGAATCACGCCTCGGCCGAGGAGTTCCTGCGTCTCATGGCCGAGCTCGCGAACGGAGGACGGCAGGAGCGGACGCGGAAGGGACAGGCGGAGCATCATCACCACGCCCACGCGCCGGCGGAGGCCGGGGGGCATCACCACGACTGAGGGCCCCGGGGCCCGGAGGAGGAAGCCATGACCACGAAGATCACGAAGGAGAATCCGAAAAACCTGCTCGAGCGCACCATCGCCTACTCGCTCACCCTGCGCGGGATCGGAACGAGCCGCAAGGTCCCGACGGATGCCGTGCAGACCGACGCGCAGCCGGATCGGATCCGGATCTCGAAACGGATCCTCGAGGGGGACGAGATGAAGGGGATCCGGAAGCTCGACCTGGGCCTCCGGGTGTTCCTCCACACTCGCTCGGTCCCCTACCCGCTCAAGGCCGGGATCTACCTGATCCCGGTCGATCTGCTCGAGGAAGTGGACGCGGAGGTCGAGCGCGTGCGGCCGCTCCGGGATGCGCTGGTTCGGAAGCTCGCGGACCGCATCGATGAGCTCAGGGAGCTGGATCGGGAGGCACTGGCATCGCTCTTCGACGAGGAGGACTACCCCTCGGCCGAGCGGATCTGCGCGGAGTACGGGATCGAGACCCGCTACATCACGCTGGATCTGCCGGGGAACCTGCGGGCGGTCTCGCGCGCGGTGTTCGACCGGGAGGCGAAACGGATGCGATCCGAGCTCGAGTCTGCGGGCGAGGCGGTGCGGCAGATCCAGAGGGCGCAGCTCAAGGGACTCGTGGACGGCCTGGTTGCGCGCCTCACTCCGAAGGATGGCGGGAGGAAGCGCGTCCTCCGTTCCGGGGGACCACTCGATCAGATGGCCGAATTCCTGGGGCGCTGGGGGCAGCTCAACGTCACCGAGGACGGAGAGCTCGCGAAGATCGTCTCGCAGGCCAAGAGCATCCTGAAGGGCGTCGACGTCGAGGCGCTCCGGAAGGAGGAAACCCTGGTGATCGGGGTGAAGCAGGGGATGGAGAAGATCCAGGCCGCACTCGAGCCGCTGATCCAGGACGCGCCGCGGCGGCGGTTCTTCAGCAACTGAAACGACTGGATGGGGCGGGGCACCGGCCCCGCCCCTCCCTGGAGGATCTCATGACGAAGGAAAGAATCTGGCGGCTCCGGGTGAAAGAGAGCCTCCACCAGGAGACCATGAGCGAGATCCGCCGCCTGGGGCTCGATGACGGGCGCGCGCTCTCGGCGTACATCCGGGCGGCGGTGCAGGAACAGAACGCCCGCCGGAACCGGGCCCGGAGGCGCCGCCCGGCGCCGCTACGAGCCGGGACTCTCGTCGGCTAGGGCATCCACCTCGGCGTCGATCTGGGCCTCGAGATCGTTCAGCGCGGCCTTGATCTCCCTCCTGGTGGAGTCCACTGCGCCGAGGACCCGATAGATGGCCTGGAGATACTCCCAGGCCTTATCGAGCCTCGCGCAGATCTCCGTGCCGAGCTCCCCGGTCCCGCATTTCGCGACCCGCGCCGCGTGGATGGCCTCGGCCTGGGCGACTCGGGCCTGGAGCTCTTCCCGGCTCGGGCAGCCGGTCGCGGTCAGGACCAGCAGAGCGGCGAGGCAGAAAACCAGGATCGTTCTCACGTTCGACCTCCCTTCGCATGCCGCCCGGCAAAGAGCCGGACGGATCGGTAGACGAACCAGGCCCGGACGGCGTTCATGCCGTCCTCCCGGCAGATCCGGCGGAGGATCCTGTCTGCGGCCTCCCTTGCCTTCGCGGGCAGGACCCCCAGCCGGATCAACTGGTAGAGGGCGTCGTGGATTGCGGACGCCCTCAGAAAATTGGCGGTGTCGAGCGCCGGCCCGGAGGCACCGTCCCAGGCGTATCCAGCCCGGAGCCTCAGGACTCCGAACTGGTTCAGGGCGAGCACGCCGCAGATCACCGCAGGCTCCACGGGCGTGAGGCCGACCGCAAGGCTGTAATGCTCCGTCACCTGGTACTTGTATTCCCGGCCGGACGCGCCCTTGATCGGAGGCCGGAGGATCTCGCAGGAGAAGGGCATCATGCCTCCCGCCGGAGGAGGATGCGCCGGAGGTCGCGCCTCGCCGCCAGGATCCTCTGACGGACCCCCTCCCTCGTCACCCCGGTCCGGTCCGCGATCCCCTGGAGCGTCATCGGATCGCGCCCCCCGAGGCCGAACCGGAGCCGGAGAGCGACGGCCTCCCGGCGCGGGATCCTCCGGAGCGCGCACAGCAGGAGGGCCGTCCGCTCCCGTGCGAAGGCAACCTCATCCGGCATGGGGCCAGGATCCACGAGGCGATCCTTGAACCGCTCCCCATCCCGGTCGCATCCGTCAATGGGCCAGGTCTCAAACGGCAGGCCGATGTCGGCATCTGGGCGGAGGCGGACGTGAGGCATCAGCGTTTCCGGGTCATGTAGTAGCGGAGGGCGTTTTCGATTTCGGAGCGTGTCGCACGGAAATCCTCGGCGATGTCCTCGATGCTCTCACCAGCCTTGAACAGAGCGGCAATCGCGACGGGACGGAGGGGCTTGCGGCTGGGCGGGGCAGGCTGAGGGGATGGCATCGGGCCGATCCTACTCGCAGGCGTGCATGAGAACAAGCACCACCACGACTCCAATCAGAACGAGGTTTGACAGAAATAGTCGAGCAAACAGCCGCTTCCAGTCGCCCGCCCGCATGGGTTTCTCGCCCGGCACGAGCATTTCCCTGGGCAGGCAACGGAAGGCGTTCAGCTCGTCTGCGGACCAGCCGGAGAGCGGACAGTCCTTCACGGCTTTTCCCGCCCGGCGAGACGATCCACGGCCCGGGCCATCTCCGCGACGTGCATCGAGCCCTCCTTCTGCGCGACCGCCACGTCCCGGAGGCATTCGGAGATCCTCTCGCTCGCTTTCTCCTGGGCGTCGTTGACTTCGCGGAGCGCTCCGGCTTGCTCCTTCGAGATGTCCCGAAGGGTCTGCCCATTCCACTTGGCGAGCAGGAGCAGCGCGAACAGGAGCGCCCCGGAGATGCCGAGGCCCGTGAATTCCTTGATCATGCCGAGATCCAATCCCTCCATCATCCCCTCCCGTGAATCTGCGCGAGCGCCCGGGCGATGCCCTGCGCGGCGCGTTTCCGTCCTTCAGGCGAGCAGGTTTTCTCCCGATCCCCGATGTCGCTCAGGAAGCCGATCTCCAGGAGCATGGAATGGGCGTTGATGTGGCGGCAGAACCCGGACCGACCCCGGGCGCTCTGAGTATCGTTCCGGATGCCGCGATTGCGGGTTCCGCATGCGGCCAGGACCTCGTGGAGCAGGATTTCGGCGAGCGCGCGCGTGTCCGATGCCGCACCCTCGGCGACGATGATCTCGGTCCCCGAAGCCTCGCCATCGAAGGCGTTATAGTGGAGTTCGACGGCCAATGCGACCTCCGGGTCGTAGGCGTTCACGAACCGGATTACGCGCCGGAGGGATTCCGTCTGCGGGCCGGGAAACTCCGGCACCCGCAGGATGGGGAGCCTGGAAGGGGCCAGGATCTCCTGGACGAGATCCGCGACGCCAGAGGCAAGCCGCCACTCGGAGAGGTCGCCGAAGCGGAATCCAGGCTCGTCGGGATTGTGGCCGGCGGAGAGAGCGAGAAATTTCATCAGTTCACCACCATGACTCGGCGGGAAGTTGCCTGGAATGTGATCGTGTTTGCGAACTCGATCCATCCCCGGAAGGTGGTCCCGGTCTCGGTGTCGTCCACTGGAAGATCGCCGCCGGACGCGCTGTTGCCCCATCGGATGTCGCCGTTGTGTCCCTGGACGCCGCCGGCTCCTGTTGGCGTCCCTCCCTGCCCGATTTCCAGCACGATTCGATCTCCATCCTCCACGTTCGCGGAAGTCGTCGTCCCTCCGCTCCAGGTCCGATTCGTGAGCGCAGTGGCGGATTCCGTCGCGTCCCTCGTGATCGCGAGCAGCGTCTCCTTGATCGTCGCCCCATCGTTCGAGACGACGAAAAGCTTGACGGTGATCGAGATGTTGTTCGCTGCGTTGTTCTCGATGGTCTGAAACTGCCCGGTCACGCTCTGCGCGCCGATGGTCTGCACGGCCACTGGATCGCTGACGTATTGACGGAACAGCGCATCCCCATCGACCAGATGATCCGCCGCGTCCGGCGAGTAGTCCTCTGTGATCAGGGCGCTCGCGTCCGGCGTCGTGACGGCCCGGCGGGCAATTCCTGCAGTATGTTCCCATTCCGCGCTGTCCGTTGGGTTCACGGCAGCCGCGGCATTGGCCGGGAAATAGAATCGAGTTGCGGCCTCTGCCGACAGGGTCCAGGAAAGAAGCAGGAGCAGGAGAAGCTGTCGCATTAGTCGTTCACCGTGAAGGTCATGCAGAGGGTCGCCTGAGCCGGGCTTCCCGTCACAGTCCCCCTAAGCACCCGCAGCCAGTCTCCAGCGTCCACGGCCGCGTCGTCGATTCCTGCGGCCTCCGTCGTGTTCGTCGTCGCGCAGGTGATCGCGGCCTCCGTCGCCACGCAGGTTCCGCCGTTCGCATCGCACTCCCGAAGCGTCATCACTACGGAGGTCGCGGCGTCCACGATGCAATCGATCCCCGTGACCGTGATCGCCGTCTCCGCCCGGAAGAAGAACCAGTCCGTTGTCGTCGCGGCGGGGTCGATGTTGACGCATTTCGTGTCGGTGAACAGTTCCGCGTCCGCCGCCACGTCGTCCCCGGTCAAGGTGAGGGAGCGGCCTGCGGTGAGGTTCGTATCGGCGCTCACGTCCACGGTTGCACATGTCGGAGCCGCGTTGTCGTTCAGCGTCCGGGGAAACTGGTTCGTGCAGGCCCCGATCCCGGAGTAGTTCGACGCGAGTTCCGCGTCCTCGATGGTCTGTCCGAGGGCCGTGATCTCCAAAGTCGTATCCACACCGTCAGCCGAAGGGAACAGGTACAACTGCTCGTTCGTGTTCGCGGTCGTCCCTTCGCAGAGGAAGCCACCCGAACCCGCACCGTCCTTCGTGAACACGCACTCCTCAATCCCCAGGGCCGGGTTTCCCGCCAGGGTGTCGTCCGTCTTGAGGGCCAGTGTCAGGGCAACCGCCTCCGAGCCCCCATCCCCTCCGGTGATTCCGAGGCCGTTCGTGACCGAGGCGACGAAGTTCCCCGTGGTATCACCAGGCAGGGCCACGGAGTTCACCCCCACGGTGAGACCGACGCTGAAACTCCCGGTGATGTCGGCCGCCGCCGGGCTCTCAGTATCCAGGACGAACGTCGCGTCTGCCTCAGCCGAGGAGACACAAGCGGCGGAACAGGCGAGGCCAGTTGCGTTCCCGGAATCGTCCGCGAAAGCCGCCGTCCTACGAACCGGAGTCGCGGCACCGTCGCAGTATTGCACGGGGTCCACATCGTTCACCGCCAATTTCCCGGCGGTCCCCGCCCCGCAGGTGAGGTCGCCGACGCCGAGGTCCTCCAGAAACCCGGTTTCATCGGACTGGGTAGCAACCGTTCCCGTGGGGGAGTTCACGATCCCGTCTCCCCCTGTCAAGGCCGTGTAGTCCCCGGCCTCCGGCACATCGTCGTCCGCGGTGCAGGTAATCGCCCCGGTTGAGCCGAGGGCCGAAACCTTGTCCGTTCCGGAGCAGGTGAGCGGCTGGATGGGATTCGAGTTCGCATCCGGGATCGTAAAGGCCGAGGCGGTTGCGGGATTGGCCGGCGCGAGGATCTGGATCTGGTTCGCATCGATCCCGGTCCCCTCCCAGACGGCCATGATGGCGCCGGTAGTCGCCTTGCCGTCCGTGAGGCACTCCCCGTCGGCGCAACCCGGACCCACCGCGGTCACGTCGCCGCCGGAAGTCGGGACTGCCGTGCAGGCGATTCCGCTTCCATCGGCAATCTCGAACGCCCCGTCGGCGTCCGCCTGGGCGTCACAGGCGCAGAGGCGCGGCTGCCCTCCGGGAGCCCTCCACCACAGCCGATCCCCATCCTCGCATTTCGTCGGTAGGGTGTCGCGCCAGAAGGCTCCCGTGTACGGCCTCTGCCAGTCGATGCCCTTGCCCTTCCACTTGAAGGCATCTTTCTTCCCGGTGATCGCTGGGCAGAGTTCGCAGTACGTCTGGGGAGCCGGACAGGGACTCGGAGGATTGTCCCTAGTGTTGTCGAAAGTTTCCTTCTTGTCGATGACGAAATCATCCTCGAACTCGCGCGAGTACTCCTGGTCGTAAACGTAGGCCGGAGGTCCCGGGCTGTCCACGAGCACGCACTCGGCCGCGAGGGCGTTGTTGATGATTTCCGTTCTGGCCGTTCGGTCAATTCCGCTGCCCAGGACCTCGTTGCGGCATTCCCCGGTGTAGCTCATCCACAATTCTTCCGTTCCCCATTCCATGTGAAACTTGTCGTCTCCGACGGCACCTCCGGTGACCGGACCATTCTCCAGGATTCGGTACACGGTTTTCTGTAGCTCTGGACAGACTTCACCTCCGGCAACATCGTTCTCCAGGCAATTCCGGGTGAGTTGAATGCAGACTCCTCCGGCCGTGTACGTTGCACAACCGAAGGTAATGCTCGCATCCGCGTTCGACGGCGCGGCGCGGTCCGTCAAGACCTCGAATTGTCCGATCCCTGTGACGCCGAAGACTCCGAGGATGTCGCCCGTGTCCCGATCGTGGACTGCGTACTGCGCGTGGGCCTCCGAATTCTCTCCATCGATCAGGAACTCAATCTGGACGTTTTCGCTCGTCGCGCCTACGGGTTTGCCGACGAACGTCCTTGAGGAAGTGAAATTTCCGAGGTCCGTTCCGGTATATCCAGGAGGCGGGTTCTTGGAAGACTCCACGAGGATCGAGCGCCACCCCTGCGTGGAATCGAGACAGGCATATCCCGAAAACAGGGAGAGAGCCGTGTCACAGAGGAACAACACGCCTTCCTCGATTTCCGAGTCACAGTTGGCGGCAAGCGGGGGGCAGGTTCCCCGCTGGAATCGCAGCTTGCCGCCGACGAAATCCCATGTCCCCGTCGGCGTGTTCGAGTCCGCGGTTCCGAGCGCGAGCCCGCAGGACCATGCGGAGGAGACGCATTCGCAGAGCCGGTTCGTGTTCTGGGCGAACGTGGGGACATCCGCCCCGGTGCAGGCCCCGGACGGTTCCGTCGCGACGTATTTCACGAACGAGCCGACGGTGATTCCAGGCGCGACCTCCAGGCGCGTGATCGCGCCGATGTTGACTGGATCGGGGGAGGTCGTGACGGACCATTTCTCGACCCAGTAAGCCCGCACGGGACCGGTGGTGGTCAAGACCACGTCGTAAAAGGTTCCGGAGGGGGTGATCGCGTCATTTGGGATGATGGGAAAGGAGACGGATCCATCCGCCGCAACCGTCGCCGTCTGCCGGCCCCCGACGGCCTGCTGCTGTCCGGTCCCGGTATCCGGAGTCGATCCGGACTGGCTGAGGGAGTAGGCGATCGCCCCCCCGGTAGCCGTCGCACCGTTCGGGATGACGACCTTGCCCTGGACCGTGGTCGTCTCAACGGCGCCGAATGCGACCGCGGAGAACATCCCGGCACACGCAAGCCACCCGATCAAGACCAGGATCGCGGAGCCGTACTTCGATCGCATTCGCATGGATTCTCCTACCACGCTCCCGAGGCGAGCGATGCCCGCTCGGTGAGCAAATCTACGGCGGCAAGGCGGATCCGGAACTCCGCCCCGGCAACGGTCTTTCCCTCGATCGGGACCGGGCCCTGCCGGGACTGGAGTACGACCTTCCGTTCCGTCGTTCCGGAGTCCAGGGAGAGGTACACGTCGGTCCTGTCGTCGGCCAGGGCGCGCTCGATCTTGACGATCTGATTGTCGTCGGCGAGGTCGTACACCTGGAAGATGAGGGTCGCCACGGGCCTGTAGCCCAGGACCCGCGGAGCGAGTCGGCGATTCACGTCCTGGCGGTCGTCGATCACCGGTTCGTACTCGAGCTCCGTCCTCACCGGATTCGGCTGCGTCATCGCCGTCGCGATCACGATCGTCTCCCCCGCCCCGTCGATCGGGTCGAGCCGAATCCGGTGCTGCCACTTGTAGCCCGCCATCTCAGGCCTCGACTGCGAACAGCCGGAGTGTCGCCTCGCCGCGGATCAGATCCCTCCGGGCGTTGATCACGAGGTGCTCGACGCCGGCGAGCTCGACCCGATCGAGGGCATGAACCGCCCTTCCCGCGTCCGGCACGGTCACGAGCTCCTCGGAGCGCTCCTTCCCCAGGTAGCCGAGGTACTGGTGCGCGATCCCGGCGGCGAGCGCCTCGCTGGTCACGAACTTCGAGGAGAACGACTCCCTGCGCGCGCTGGCCCCGGCGTCTCCGGCGATCGCCGAAACCTCGGATCCGGAAGCATCCTCCCCGCGCACCTCGACGCTCGTCCGATAGAACTCCCAGAGCTGACTTCTGGTCCTTTGGAGCGGCGCGGGGAGTTGCTGGACCTCCTCACGCTTCGAGAGGAGATCGAGGGCCCGGCCCGAAAAGCGGCCCTCGCGGCCGGAGTCGACCGTGACGTGCGACATCGTCATGAGGGCCAGCTCCCGGAGCGCCGCGGCGACCGACATCCCGGAGAAGTCGGCATAGGGCACGACTCCGATGAACTGCGTCGAAACGACGAACAGGTGCGGGACCTTCCCGCCCCCGGCGGCAGGATTGCGAACCGAGACGAGAAACACCGGTTCGCTGTCATCGGGGTCGGTCCTGGCATGGTCGAAAACCGTGATCCAGTTGCCGTCGTTCGCGCCAAAGGCCTGGTTCGTATCCTCGCCAACCAGCGTGAAGTCCGCGACCTGGATCCAGGAGACGGGCCCGTCGATTCTCCAGACCCGCATCTTCGTCGCCTCCGGCGTGTAGTAGATGCCGGCGACGAGCTTTCCGAGCTTGGGGTGGATCATCGCGCGCATGGAGACCACCCGGAGGCGTCTCGGCACCTCGACCTTTCCGAGGAGCGTGGGCGGGCTCGCGTCCATCGGATGGGAGTAGATGTGCAGCTGGTCCTCGAATGCGTTCTGGAAGGAGACGGAGCCGTCGCCCCCGAAGTGAGGTTTGAAGACGGTGAGCCCGACCGGGAGGAGCGCCTGGATCTGGCCGAACCACTCCGACGTCCCCGCCCCGCTTCCGACGGTGACGATGTCGTTGGGGCCGATGCGGTGGTACTTGAGGGCTTTCGAGCCGTCGTCCTTCTTGAAGCTGTACCAGATCCGATCCTCGGAGTCCGTGAGCGCACCGAGCGTCGCGCCGGTCCCAGCGGCGTCAATCGTGAATGCGGATTCGAGTCGTCGAAAGTCCGCGCCGTCCCTCCGGAGCCAGAGCTCATCGACGGCCGGGTAATAGATGAGGCTGTAATAGTGCCGATCGGCGGCGAGGGCTCCGACCTGATCCGCCGGACCGTCAAACGAGGAATTCCCCGCGTGATCCACGAAGTTCACGGGTTCGGAGAGAAGATTGATGCGCCAGTCGATGTACCTCTGCGCCCCGCTGCCGTCCGTGATCCATCCCGAGGATGGCGAGGTCGCGCTCCAGATCTGAGTGTCGCCCGTGCGTTTGACCTGGATCTTCCCGGCTCTGTCCAGGAGGTAGTCGAACAGCCCGGATTTCAGACCTCGGCGGGCCATCGGCGACGGGAAGGGCCGGCCGTTCAGCGGATTCCGGATGTCGATCTCGTAGGTCGCGATCCCGGCCTTGCGGAACAGCTCCCCGACGAGGAATTCGATCGAGCGGTCGCGGTGGTACGGCGTCTCGACGGTCAGCGTTTGCGCGGTGAACCCGTTCGTCCAGTTCGCCTCGGTGACTACGACCGAGGAGGAGTTGAGCTGGAGGACGGTCTGCTTCTCCCGGATTTCGCCGTCATCCAAACGGATCTCGTCGCCCGGTTCGATTCCGGAAGTCGTGCCCGTCGTGAGCGTCACGGTCTGCGTTCCTGCCGAGACCGTCGCCTTGAGGGTCCCGAAAGTCCGTCGAACGGATTCCGCCGAGGCGTTCTCCAAGAGCTTCGAATACGAGAAGATCCGAAGGCGGACAATCCGGTCCATCTCCTCGAGCTGGTAGCTCCAGGGGAGGTCGAGCACCCCGGCGAACACGGTCTCCCATTTCGGCCGGCGTTCTCCCGTCTCCCTCAGGATCTCGAGGGTCCACTGATCACCGGGCTTCGAGCCGGAAAGGAATCGGCTCACCTCTCCGTCTCGGTCGTCAACGCTCACGTCGGCGTCCCCGTGGGCGAGCTCCAGGAGGTCGATTTCGACCGCTTCCTCGACCTCCCCGAAGTCGTCGAGCCAGCGCGGCGTGAGGTCGAACTCAAGGCCGTCCGGGGATCGGAGAAGCAGCATCAGCTCCAGGAATTCCTGTCCGCCCCGGACCTCGGCGTAGGTCGGGGGGAGCTCCCTTCGTGGAACGATGCTGCCGCGGTAGGTGGATCCCATCAGGCCGAATCCTTCCTCGGAGCGATGCCGGCTTCCCGGATCTCGTCCACGGTCGCCTTGGAGATCGCAACGAGCACGGAGTCGTCCAGCTTCCCGGCCCGCGCCCGGTCGACCGCGACTCGGAGCGGGAGTAGCAGGACCTCCCTGGCGAGCTCGGAATCGGAGAGGTCCGAGAGCCGGGTGGGACGACCCGACGTCATCCGATCCTCCTCGGGCGCTCGGATCGGTCGATGCGTTCCAGCCGGCGTTTCAGATCGCGGAGCCCGGGTTCCCCCCCGACGAGGACCCCGATGCGCCAGTTGTGCACCGTGGTCGCTCCCACGGCCGCTGCGGCCGGCGCGGGCGGGGAGAAGGCCCCCACGCCTCGGGTGAAGTCCTGGATGCCGAGACCTACCTGCCGCACAAAATCCCCGGCCCAACGTCGGGTCATCACGCGTGCGAGGCGATCATTCTCCGGATCGTCGAAGCCGAGACCCTCCCCGGGTTCGGTCTGCTGGATCTTCCTCACCTGGGCGAGGCCGGTTGCGATGATGATCGCAGCCATCGCCTGCCCAAAGAATCCCCCCTGGGCGAGAGCCTTCGTCGCCCCCTCGTAAGTGTTGATGATCGCCTGGGCGATCGCCAGCGCCTTGTTCTCCCCGAACAGCGTCGACAGAAGTCCGAGGGTCGCCTGCGCGAGCCCTCGTTCCCTCGTCAACCTCTCCTCGTCGAGTTCCTTCTTGTCCTCGTCCAGCTGCCGTTCGATGGCTCCCCGGCGGGCTGCGAACTTCACCTCAATCTCCTCGATTCGCAGCCCGGTTTCCTCCGCGTGCTGGATCTCCGCGTCTCGTTCGAGTTCCAGCCTTCGGAGGAGAAGCTCGCGGCGCCGCTCGTCTCCCTTCTCGAGCTCCCCGAGCTGAATGTCGATCGTCTCCTCCTCGATGCGGCGCCTGGCCTCCCGGAGCTGATCCGCGGCCTTTTCCTCGTCCTCGAGACGGCGCTCGTCGAACTCCTGGAGGAGCAGGAGGCGGGCCTCGTGGAAGGTCCTTTCGACCGCTTCGACATCTGCACCGAGCCGTTTCGCCTCCTCGACGGCCCGCTGTCGGAGACGTTCGAGTCGGATCTGCTCCATCGCGAGCCGGCGGATCCCGCCCTCCTCCTCCCGCTTGACCTGAATGTCGACGAGTTCATCAACGGTGCTGGCCTCGAACTCCTTCCGCTTCTCGGCCTCCTCGGCCAGCTGCTTCCGTTTCTTCTCCGCCGACTCCGCCCTGGCCTCGGCATCCTTTCTCGCCGCCTGCTCGAGAAGCGCCGTCTGTCCCTTGAGCTCGACCTCGTTGCGGTCCACGACCCCACGCTCCGCCTCCGCTTTCCGTTGAGCCATGTGGCGCTTGCGGAACTCCGCGCCGATGCGCTCGAGGTTCAGGGCGTGCAGCCCCGCCTTCCCACCCCCCGCCTCCTCGAACACAGCCCGCCCCGCGGCGGCGAACTCCCTCCAGAATTCCGCGCCCGCGCGCAGGGATTTCGCGAGGTCCGCGAACAGAGGTCCCCCCAGGGTCGCGATTCCCGAGGAGATTTCCCCGAGCAGAAGTTTCATGTCGTTGAGGCCGGCTCGGAAATCGTCCAGAGCGTCGTCCGTGTCGCGCGTCGAGGCGGTCCATCCCTCGTTCCCCGCGATGATTTCCTGCATGAGTTCTGCGGCGGTCTTTGTCTCCCCATTCACCTTTTTGATCGCGATGCCGAAACTGCTCGCGGCTTCGACCGCCCGACCCTGGAGGATCGCGATGAGCCCCTGGGCGGTCGAGGCGACGTCTCCGAACCCGCGTTCCGAGAGAAACGCCGCCTGTCGGGTTGCCTCCATCGCGCCCTCGACGGAGCCGAGGATTCCGAACAGGCGCTGGAAGACGGGGAGCGTGTCGCGCCGCAGGGCGCCCGTACCGGATTCGAGCTCCGCGAGGAAACCCCGCGTCCGGTCAAGAGCGAGGTCCGAATCGAGTCCCACGCGGCGGTATTCGTCGCGCAGGGCCCGGAGGCCTCGTTCGTACTGCGAGAAGGCGACGATGCTCGTCCGGACAAGCCGAGTGATGGCCGCAACCCCGAGGAACTGGACGAGTCTCGTCCCGAGACGGCTCACCGTGCTGTCCATGACGGACAGGCTCCGCTCGGCCGCCCGGCCCGACCGCTCGATCCCACCGAGGGACTGAACGGCGTCCCGGAAGCCCTTGTCCTTGAGGATGGCCTCGACGATCGCCCGGATCTTGAGGTCTTCGCCCGGCATCAGTGCACCCGGTTCATCGCGTTCAGGACTTCGGCCGACATCGAGGAGGCGTCGATCCCGTCCTCCTGGGTTCGATGCTCGGAAGGCCTCGGCTCCAGCAGGTATGGGACCGCCTCGGCGAGCTCCAGGATTTCCTCGTAGGGCCAACCGAGGACCTCATGGGGTGGGACCGAGAACGTCTTGGCGAGGACGCAGGCGCCCAGAGCGTGGACCGGGTCCGGGGCCGCGGCGCCGTCCTCCGGAGCCTTCCGTTCGAGGATCTCGTCCACGGCGGCATCGAGATTCAGGCTGCGGACGATCCGCTCAGGGTCGCAGAGCCGCAGAACCTCCCCGCACAGGATCGAGGCGAGCCCGGGGTCGGAGGACACGCACTCCTCCAGGTCGCCCGGGCGGCCTCCGACGATCTCGACGCAGGTGGGCAGGATGGCCGCCATGCGCCGGTCGACGAAGAGCGGCAGGACCTCCTGGACCTTCGGGCGTCGCTCGATCCCGCGGAATCCCTTGGCGAGCGCGAGGATCTCCGCCGGGTAGAGCTCCAGGACGAGCCGCACGGTCGACCACGCCGGCGGCCGGCAGAGGTAGCGCCGGCCGCCAACGTCGACGAACCGGCGCTTGGGGATGAGGTCCCGCAGGGGCATCAGCTGTCGACGACCTTGAAATGCTTGTCGGCCGTGGTCACCGACTCGTCATACAGCGCATCGAACGTCACGTTGATGATCTGCGGCGTCGGCCCCTTCGAGTAGGCGATGTCCTCCGGGTTCTCGGCGAACAGCTTCCACAGGGTGATCGTCCGGGTCGACGTCGTTCCCGGGCCCTTGGCGACGAGCTGGCCCTGGTGGTACTGCTCCGCCGGGGTCCCGACGCGCAGGGTCTGATCCGGGGCGACGCCCGTCAGGTTCGCGGCCGGCTGGAGGAGCGCGACTCGCAACCGCTCGAGCTCCGCCTGCTTCATCGGGACCTTCAGCTTGAAGGTTCTCCCGGTCGGGACCCGGCGCATCGTCCCGATGACCTGCTCGGATCCGACATCGACGGTCTCGGTCGTCGTCGCCAGGGTCACCGGACCCTCGGTGTGCCCCACGTCGGTGAGCGTCCCCGCCCCGCCCGCCGCGACGTAGGCACCGATCGAGAAGGTCCCGGCTCCGAAGATGATCTTGGCTACATCTGCGGGCATCCTATCCTCCGTTTCTCCCGATTCGATTCAGGGACCGGACCCGAGTCCGGTCGGTTACTCCTCGTCCTCGTAGTGCGCGAGCTCCTTGTCGATGAGCTCCTTTTCGTTCTGGGCCTGGCCGGCCGGAAGCCGCAGTCCGAAGGGCGCGGTGATCCCGCCGCCGTCCTTCCGCGTCCAGAACGTCCTCTGCCCCTCGATCAGACTTCCACCGCCGATGACCAGGACCCTTCGCTTCGACTTTCCCTCCGGCATCCTTCACCTCCCCCGGGGCCGGCGTTCAGGCCAGGCTCCCGGCGTCATGGAGAATCAGGAGATCCGCCCACATGAGGAATTCCGCCCAGCGGTCCTCCGGGTCGACTCCGGCGATGGCCCCCCCGCCGGCGCCGATCGTGATCTCCTTCGCGGCGCCCCCGAGCTCCCGGTCCTTCAGGATCGATTCGATGACGTCCTCCATCAGGTCTTCGACGAGCTTCGGCGATTTCGAGTTCCGGTCGTCGGTCGCCTCCTCGGGAACGAATCCGTGGATCGGCTGGCGCCATCGGATTTCGACGTGCCGGTCGTACCAGGCGTAGGTCGGGCCGTCCTCGTATTTCGGCAGACAGAGGTAGGGCTTGTCCTCGCCCGCGCCTGCGTCCTCCGGCAGGACGAGCCGGGTGTAGACCCGCCCGCCGAGGTTCGTCTTGTGCCCGCTCGCCGCGCCCTGGATCGCCTTGAGCTTCGTGATCAGCGCGGCGGTGGCTCCCGAGATCGTCTGTGGCATCGGTCATCGTCCCCGTCCCCGAAAAGCAAAGGGGCCGCCGTGAAGGTCGTGGCCCCCACGACGGCCCCTTGCTTCTCTCCTTGCGGAGCGGCCCCGGGGCGTCCCCCGGTTCCGCGGGTCTCTCGCTACTCGCTCCTCACCCTCGGATGAGCTCTCCGGGGGTCGGAATCCTCCGGGTCCGGAACCAGATTCGCAGCGCCTTTGCGAGCCTCCGAGCGGTCGGTTCCCTCGCCTCCCGCACGGTGTCCCGGATGTAGTGCCGGGCCCGGATCCGCATCTGGCGACTGTGCTGCCGGACGCGGATCACGCCTTCCTCTCGCACCCGCTTCCGGAGCCTCTTTCCGGTCTTGCTGCGGAAGCGGAACCGCCTCCGGGTGTGCTCCGGGACCGTGACCGTTCCCACGAATCCGATCTCGTGCGCCATGCCGTATCCGAGATGCGTTCCCCAGGCCCCTCGGATTCGCTGTCGCGAGACCTCATCGATCCTGGGGCTCGCTTCGACGGAACGGATCAGGGTGCCGGTCCGTCGACGCAGGTATTGCCCCAGGAGACGGTTCTTGGCGACGTCTCTCGTCATGTAGAGGATCGATGCCCGGACGCCGGCCTCGATGACCTCCGGGAAGCGTGGATCCCCGGCGAGGGCCAGAATGGCGGCACGTTTCGTCCGCGGGTCGAGGAAGATCCGGATCATGGTCTGAATCTCCTCCGGCGATCCAGAATCGCCTTCACGTCCTCCGGGATGTCGTCCCGGAACCCCGTCGTCCCCGCGGCCGATGATCGGCTCCGGATCCCGACCCAGTTCCTGCGCTCGAACCAGTACCAGGCGAGCATGACGCAGGCGCGCTTGAAGTCCCTCGGGACAGGGTCCGCGGCATCGCCTTTCCAGCCAGGGAGGAACGTGACCTCCACGTTCTGGATGCCGGGATACCAGCCCCCGACGACCCCGCGACGCTGGGAGACGAGCACCGCCCCGCCTCCCGTAACCGGCACGGTCCTTCGAAGAAGCTGTCCGAGCACGCCATCCACGTTTCTCGCGACGACGTCGGCCGTGGTCGTGTACCCGGTCGCGACCGTGAGCGTCTTCGCGTTCTCCTTGACGGTCAGGGTCGCAAGATCCTGGATGCGGTCTCCGAGGTACAAGAGCTCGCCGCTCCCGCCTCCGACCTGCTCCCCGTCGCCGTCATAGATCCGAGTCACGGCCGTCGAGGGGGACCGTATGAGGTAGCCGACGTCCTCCTCGATGTACTCCGAGGCCGCGAGCGCGAGCTCGTCAATCACGGCCTGCTTCGAGAGGTCGATCTTCGGAGCCCAGTCCAGGAGCTCCTGGATGCTATCGAGGATCAGCTCGCCCACCTGGCCTCCGTCAGCTTACTCCGCGACCTGCCATCCGGACCGCACGCAGTCCGCGACGTCGACGGGAGCGACCTGCACCTTGCCGTTCCCATCCGCCTCGTACTCGTTCCCGCTCGCGCATACGACCCGGGCGTGCGCGAAGCTCGCGTCCTTCCCCTTCAGGAGGACCTTGCCGCCGCTCGGCGCATCCTCCGGCTCCGGCCCATTCTTCTTCCGCATCGTCTCCTCCCGCCCCGGAATTCCCGGGGCCGAACCTACCTCGTCGCCCCGTCTCGCTTCGCGCAGCTGAAGGCCAGATCCGCGGTCGCCGTGGCCGGCGCCCCGGTCGTCACCCAGCTCACGCGCAGGAAGCGGTGGAGCGACCGTTTCGTGAAATCGCTCCTGTCGCACGCCGCGGAGCAGCTCGCCGGGTCGTAAAAGATCGCCCAGTTCGCGTTGTCCGTGCTCGTCTCCGCCTTGAAGTCGACCGCGGGGGCCGCTCCCCCGGAGAGCGCCGTGAGCTCGATCTCCAGCCCGCATTCGGCGTGCCCCTCGGTGTCGAAGCTTGCACTCGATCCGCTCGCCGCGGTGACCGATTTCGCGTAGTCGGTCCACACCTTGAGTTGCGCCCGGTAGTCGAAGCTGTCGACGGCACCGAGCGTGATCACGGCCACGATGGCTGAGATGATGGCGATCGCCACGATCCCGAGCCTCATTTGCCTCATCTTCCGCTCCTTCCCATCCCCCGGGGCGGGGAGCGACGATTCCTGCCGTCCCCCGCCCCGGATGACTGGTCCTCCTCAGCCCTTGAAGATGTCGTAGAGGAGGGCGCAGCCGGCCGGCAGGCGCGACCGCAGGGCCCCCATCTCCCGGATCTCGAAGGGGAAAATGGGACCGGTCGAGGTCGTCGACGCGTAGTCCCACCGCTCGGGCCCGTAGGACACCGCGTAGTCGAACGCGGAGTCCAGGTCCTCGCCCGGGGCCGCCCAGGGGATCGACCTCGGGAGCATCAGGATCATCCCGCCGGGGAGGTTCGGCTGCGTCTCGACCGGGCAGCGCTCGCCCGTGACCGAGTTCAGGATCTCCCCGACGTGGAAGCCCTGCACCATTGAGCTCCGGTTCTCACCGACACCCACGATCACCCGCACGGAGTCCTGCGAGATGCCGAGCCGGGTGAGGATGCGTCCATCCTGGCCGCTTACGAGGAGTCGCAGGTCGCCGAGCTTCGCGTTGTCGTAGATCGCCGCGAAGGCATCCTGGATCTGCGTGACCTCCCCGCTCGCCCCGCTCAGCTTCCCGCTGATCGCCTTGACGTGTGCGCCGGATCCCGAGGCCGCGAGCAGCGGGACCATCCCGTCGAACGTCAGGCTGTCCGCGGAGCTCTCCGTCGCGACCACGGTCGCGGCATCTCCGGTCGTGTTGAGCGACTTCACCGAGATGCTCGACTGGGTGACGATCGCCTCGCACTTGAGGGCGGGGTTGCCGGTCGCCGTTCCGATGAAGACCGCGTAGGCCGCGGCCGTCGCCTTGGGCGTCCAGGTGATCTTGAGCGCATCGCCTCCGCCCGCGATCGCGAGCGACACCTCGGTCGAGAGCGCACCCCATCCGTCCGCCTCCGGGTTGATCCCCGTGTGCGCCTTCCCGTCGATGAACGCATCGGTGCCGTCGTAGTCGACGGCGCGATCGATGGTCTCCCGGTTCGCCGCCGAGAGCGTCAACGCCGCGACCTTCACGAAGTAGGTCGCCGCCGCGAGGGCGCCGAGACCGTTCCGCTCGGCGAGGGTCACGCCGGCGACGGCGCCGAGGGCCGTGACGTTCGCACCGAGGTAGAGGATCTCCATCCCCCGCATCTGGGTTTCGAGCACGATCCGCGTCTCGCGCGCGAGCGCCTCATCGAAGCCCACCCCCATCGCAACCGCCTTCCTCGTGACCTTCCCGCCGATCGCGCTCTCCGCCATCGCCACGGTCTTCGAGGCGGTCGTGAGCGCGACGGTCTTTCCCGCCGCCTCCTCGCCGACCGACATCTTCGGCAGCGTCACCTTCGTGATCTGCTTCCAGCGCGTCGAGTCGTCCCCGGGCCTCGGCTTCCTGGCGATCGAGGCGTGGAACGGCGAAAGGATCGGGACGATGAGCTGTGCCGGTTGATCGAGGTTGATCCCCCCGAGCGCGGTCGCCGCCGTGATCGCCTTGTGCAGTTCGAGTCCGGGAGGCAAACCCTGGCGCGAGGCCTGGATGGCCTTCTCCGCCAGGGCCCTGGTCTGGGCCGTGATTTCTCCGAGATTCATTCGAGTCCTTCCTTTTCCGAGTCCGGGGGGCTATCTCCCGAGACCCATGATGCTGGCTTCCGTGAGCTTCCTCCGGACCTCCAGCTCCTGCGCCCTGCTGATCGTGCCGCCCTCCGCAAGCGCCGAGAGCGCCTTCGAGAGCCGCGCGACCTCCGTGTTCTTCCCCGCGTCCGCCGGATCCGTTCCGAGGGCCTTCTCGGCGGGCCCGACCGGTCGACCGACCGGAAGGAGCGCCGACTCCGCCTTCTGGACCCGCTCCTCCAGCGTGCTCAGGGACTTCTGGAACTCCTGCTTTGCCTTCGTGATCTGGTCGCTGACGACCTTTTCGACCTTGTCGCCGAGGCCTTTTTCGAGCGCCGATACCAGGACCTCGTTCGCGCCCTTGAGGCCTTCGACGAACTTCCTCAGGTCCTCGGGCTCGAGGCCCTTTTCCGGAACGCTCGGAAGGGGCGCGGTCTTGAGCGCCTCGGCGACCTCGGCCGGGTCGAGTTCCAGGGCCCTGGTGAGCCCGTCGACCAGTGCCGGATCCTGGATCCCCTTTCCCGCCTCGACGGCCTGGATCGTCTCTGCGGCCGTCAGGAACGCCTTCGGATCATCCGTCTGGGCCCCGATGGCCTTTCCGAGCAGGAGCCCCGCCTCGACGACCCCC